AGTTAAAAATAATTTAGTTTTTTAATAACTAATCCAAATATTAATATTTGGATTGTTATATTGTAATATATATGTGACCTGAGAAAATAAATATTAAGAAATTTTAACTGTAAACTGTGAAATAGTAGCGCGCGAGTTCAGATGGACAAGAAGGTAAAAATGATAATAAACGAAAATATATATTTTATTGTGGAAGTAAATAATACAATAAAATATTAGTCAACACGCTGATATAACCATGGCGTGAATAACAAGGATAGGGATGGTAATATAATTATATAATCGTATTGACAATATAATTATATAATAAAGTGTGACACTCTTCCTTCTTAAAGCCGAAATTATCTAATATTTTTTAAAAGGGCTAAATATTTCATTTTATATTTTAAATATTTCATTTTATATTGATAATCTGTTACAATATAGTTGTCTTTCTTTATATATTCTTGAACCTTCGTAATATCATTATTAATATCTTCAGCAACAGAACCAGTAACAGATAATGTACCACTAATAACTGATAATTTAACTTCCTTTTCATCTATTTTTTTAATATTCGATTCGGAAACTACCAATTCAATCTTTTTATCAACTGTATCAGTAACTAATAATGGAATTGTGTCAGTGTCTGGTGATTGTATCTTAAGTCGAGTTGCCAATATCTTTTTATATAATTTTTTTTTTAATTCATCAAAATCTATTTTATTAATCTCAATATTAAAATCACTAAATTTTGTCTTATTAATTTCAATATAAAAAATACCCAGTTCATCTTTAACATGAATTAAGTTAAGCTTCTCCTTTAAAAAATTAGTAACTACTTCAATATAATCAGGACGTACATTAACATGTGATATTTGTAAATATATATTTTTTAAATCTAAAAAATCTTTTGGTGAACATATCATAAAATGTAATAATTCATTGATTATCCAACCATCTATATTAATTTCTTTGTCGTATTTTAATTTACATAATAATGCAGCTAGTGGTTTATCACCATCTCCATCAGATTCAGTTTTTAATTTAATCCATTTTTCTTTAAAAGGTGGATTAGATGATCCTGTGTTTAATAAATTTTTATGCACTGTATAATTATATTTATTAATTTGATCAGTTGTGTCATCTAACATAACATATTTTGAATAAATATAAAAACCATCAGCTCTTACTTCAAAGTCAAAATAAATTAAATGTGCCAATACATATGCATATATTTTGTCCTTCATTTGGTTTTCAGAGAAAAAATATATACAATTTAATTCCTTCTTTATTTCATACTCATATAGTCTAAAAACATTATTCATATTACTATACGCACTAGATTCTCCAAGACTAGACAATATAGTAGTACCAGTAAAAAAATTTTCTTTTCTAGTTTTACCGGCAGTAAACCAATTTCCATATATATTAAATGGAGTAAAATTAGATTCATTTGGCATTTTATATGAAGTACCATGATATACATCTTGCATCTCACATACTTTTTTTGATTGGTCGCATTTTAATGTTAATGACGCCCCGTTTTTAATTGTATAAATTACATTTTTTAAAATTTTATAATTTTTTAAGTTCCTTGTTATGTCGTATTCATTTATTTTAATTTCATTTGTGACATCATAACTGTCCAAGTTTATTTTTGTTAAACGATTAATATTATATAAAACAATTTTATTAGAACCTTCTTCAACTACAGTTTTAACATATTTGTAGAATGTATTATTATTATAAATAAATTGATGATTTTTATATATATCATCTATTGATGTTATATCATTTACTAACCCCAATTTCTTTATTATACTATGTTCATATATTTGGTGTAATAAATGATACATCGTATTTCCAGCACTAAAATTAAAATAACTACTTATATCTTGTGAAAGGACCGCCATTATATATAATAGGTTTATAAAATATTTTTATATATTAAATTCGTATGTAATTTAGAATTAATATTATTATAACCAATAACAGAACCAATTAATGCACCACTTACTGCACAATTTGTGTCACTGTCACCTCCTTCGGAAATTATTTGAATTAAAATATCTTCAAAACTATAATCAAGTGATTTTTTAAAAGCAATTACAGCACATGCAATTGTTTTTAGAACATAACCTATTTCTTCATCAAGTTTCAATTCTGTAAATTCAGATACATTTATGAACTTTATAAATCGTTCAATCACTTTATTAAAATTAAATAATGAAAATTCATTTACATTATTTTGTATAATTTTATGCATAGGATGTTGACTTGTTAAATTTGGCAATTCTTTTATAGTTTTATTCAAAGTTTGAACATATGTACTTAACTTTCTTTTCATAATATTAAAACTATCAAAAACAATATTATTTATCAGTTTATTTGTAATTTTAATATTATTTTCTTTATAATATTTAACATAATAAATCATAATATTTAATAAAATACATGAACCAACACAATATGGAGAAGGATGAGTAAAACTACTTTTAATTGTATTATTAATAATATTATTTAAATCTCCATATTGTACTAATCTATAACATCTCATCAAAGACCCATTTGAATTATTATTAAATGGGCCAAAAGGATTATATGTAAATATACATATACCAGCCAAAAATGGATTATCAATAGCATAATAGTCTCCCCAAAATAAATTAGCTGTATTTCCAACCCCAACTCCTCTTGTATCACCGCACATTTCTAGACCTTTATCTATCCAATTTATTAATAATTTTGAATACATTTTCATATCAAATATATTATCTTTAACTGCTTTATCTATTAAAATAGCTTGGTCTGTATCATCAGTCCAATCTCCTTTTTTCCAACATATTCGATGGCCATCTTGAATAAAATCATCAAAAGACAACTTTTGAATACTTCCATAATTTTTAATAACTTCGTCCTTTGTCATAAATTCTGTCATTAAACCGTATGCGTCGCCAATGGCACCACCATATATCATTCCTTTTATTATATCTGTCATTAATTATTATATTTTATAATAATTATAAAAAAATATTCAATTTTTATTGTTCACATCCATTATAAATAATAAACTTTACAAAAATAAATAAATGAATAAACAACCCGCTCTTTTGACCAGTGCAGACAGCACACTGTGGTCTAAGTGTATACTCCAAGTATCCCAACTGGGTTAGTGTTTCCAAGCTTGCCTGGTTGTCGCCCCCACTCATTGCCGCTTGATCAATACTACCTTTATCAAATTCACAACCATTTTCAATAGCCCATTTAACCAAATTAAAATGACCATAACGTGCACCACAATTTATTACACAAGAAGTCCATGGACAATTATAAAGCGGGCATCAATGTATTACTTTCTTTATAAGATTTAGCTATAGTATTGAAATCAATATTTGCGCCAGTATATGGTTTACAATATTTAGAATCACTAAAACTATCGTAATCTCCGATGATTTCATTAGTGAATAAATATTTACTTATAGCTAAATTATTTTCATTAATAAATCTTTTATATTTACCCAAATCAGTATCACTAATCAATTTTTTTTTATAGTCTAGTGTCATTTTACGACTTTCTAGGTTGAGAATATATTCGTCTTCTGATTTAATTAATCTTGTTCTAGCACAATCGAACGCAATAGCATTATTTTGTATACCGTTAGTTGGTAACCATATCTGACTAATATCAGTACCTCTACGACTAGTTCCAGTTGATTTATAAAATGCCTGATTTATGTCAATTATTTCACTATTAATAGTCATCTTTTTAACATAAATAATAGGGCGTTTGTAATAATTAAATAATTTAATATATGTTAACTGTTCAATTTCCTTTGCCTCTTTATACAATTCATTAACTGCATCAAGATTCATATGTTTTAATTTATCAATAACGCCATCTATTAGTGTTTGATTTGTTATATCTTCAGCTGAAACTTCAGGAAGCCCCAATTTTAAGGCTGGTAATTGTAATCCTGGAAATGGAGGTCATGACCCTAATTGTTTTTTAAAGTTTAAATATTTACTTTTATATTTAATATATTTCTTTTTAAAATCAATTTGTTCCATATATAATATTTTAGATATATTTTTTATTTTTCCCTCTCTCCCCGCATAAAAAGTTTAAAAAAGTTTAGTTTATTAAACTTTAAAAAATATATAAGTATATAATATAAGTTTATTGTATATGGATAAAAAGTTTATATGTAAAACGTGTAATAGATATTATAAAAGCTACCAATCTTTATGGAATCATAATAAAAAATTTCACACGAATATAACCCAAATAACTCCAAATAACTCCGATATTGCTCTAAATGACTCCATTATGGCTCCAGTTAAATCAAATAAGATAAACAAATGTAGTTTTTGTAATAAATGGTTTTCTAAAAAATCAAATCTAAATAGGCATATTAATTTAAATAGATGTAAAAATAAAATAAACCATGATATAGAAAAAGAAGAATTAAAACAAGAAAATAAGAAATTAAAAAATAAATTAAAAGAATTTGAAATAAATATTGAAAAAATTAAAAATCAAATGTTAGAATTAATGAATAAGAATTGTAAAATGCATCCTAAAACATTAACTAAAATTAATAATCAATTAAATCAAAACAACTGTAATATAACTAATATAAATATTGTTCAATTAGGCAATGAAAATATATTAGAAACACTATCAGAAAAAGAAAAGTTAAAAATACTATCTCATTGTTATGGTTCCTTTGATAAGCTAATCGAATGTGTTCATTTCAATCCAAAATATCCTCAATTTAAAAACATCACAATAACAAATCTAAAAGATGATTACGCTTATAAATATGACGAAAAACAAAATAAATTTATTGCTTGTAAAAAAGAAGAATTATTAGAAGATCTTTTAGATAATAGAGTAATTGATCTAGAAGAAATTTTAGATGAAAATGTTGAAAAAATAAATAACGTAAAGGTTTCTAAAATAAAAGACTTGATTGATAAACTATATGACAAAGAACTTTTATATAATACCAAAAAATCAGATATCAAATTATTAATTTATAATAAATGTGATAAAAAATCAATAAAAGTTTAAATAATATAAAGTTTCTCTCCCTCTCTCCCCACATAAAAAGTTTAAAAAAGTTTAGTTTATTAAACTTTAAAAAATATATAAGTATATAATATAAGTTTATTGTATATGGATAAAAAGTTTATATGTAAAACTTGTAATAGATATTATAAAAGCTACCAATCTTTATGGAATCATAATAAGAAATTTCATTCAATAAATAATCATAATATAACCAATCATAATCATACTGATAATCAAAATATAACCATAAATAACCATAATAAATATAATTGTAAATATTGTAATAAACAGTTTAATTTTAATCAAAATAAGTGGCGCCATGAGAAAAAATGTAATAAAACATTAATTAAAAAATACAATGATCTAAAGGAAGAAAATGAATTATTAAAAGAAGAATTTAAAAAAGAAATAGATAATTTAAAAAATCAGATGTTAGAATTAATGAATAAGAATTGTAAAATGCATCCTAAAACTTTACAAAAAATAAATAAGCAAATGAATAATCAATTGAATAATTGTAATATTACAAATAATATAAATATTGTTCAATTAGGCAATGAAAATATATTAGAAACATTATCACAAAAAGAAAAGTTAAAAATACTATCTCATTGTTACGGTTCCTTTGATAAATTAATTGAATGTATTCATTTCAATCCAAAATATCCTCAATTTAAAAACATCGCAATAACAAATCTAAAAGATGATTACGCTTATAAATATGACGAAAAACAAAATAAATTTATTGCTTGTAAAAAAGAAGAATTATTAGAAGATCTTTTAGATAATAGAGTAATTGATCTAGAAGAAATTTTAGATGAAAATATTGAAAAAATAAATAACGTAAAGATTTCTAAAATAAAAGACTTGATTGATAAACTATATGACAAAGAACTTTTATATAATACCAAAAAATCAGATATCAAATTATTAATTTATAATAAATGTGATAAAAAGAAAAGTTAAAAATACTATCTCATTATTACGGTTCCTTTGATAAGCTAATCGAATGTGTTCATTTCAATCCAAAATATCCTCAATTTAAAAACTCATTTGTTATAAATAAATGATTAAAATTATTGAAAATCTAATAAAATGGAATAACGATAACCTTGGTAATGTAGATAACTCAAACGGTTATTATAAACTACTATTTATCCTATCCAATATTGTCTATTTTATCCCAATTTTATACTATGGTATCATTAACCAATACACCATTGTCCTAGCCATAATGGGTCTATTCAGTATTATATTTCATTTACATCAATGCTGTAATAATGTTTCACGCAATAATACTTGTTCCCTTATGTGGATTGATGTTTTTGTAAGTTGTATCCTAGGCATATATCTTTGGATAAATAAGTTTTCTAGTCTAACAATATACTGGTATATTACCTTTTCAATAGCATTGGCATTCTATATTTGTGGAACTAATAAATTACATCCACATCTATATATGTTATATCACGGATTATGGCATATATTAACTGGAATATTATTTGTTATTATTTTAACAATTTAACTTTATATTAATTTATAATAAATGTGATAAAAAATCTATATGAAGGTATATATGAGTTATTATAATAAATATTTAAAATATAAATTAAAATACTTGGAACTAAGTGGTAAATTAAATAAAGTCGGCGGTATGTTCCATTACCCTGAACCTAGAACACCTGA